TTTGTCTTTTATTAGGTCCTTTGTATATTCTTTTAGCTTTTAACTTACACTGAGTAATAGGTTTCCACCATCTAGATTTCTGTCTAAGACCTGAACGTATAAAACTCCAGAAGGCAGCTTCTGTCATCGTACTTGCATTTCTAGTTTTAGCTACGCGAGGTTTTTTTGTAGTTTTCTTAGGCATAATATAAATTTTCTATACAAATATAGTGTAGAAGTTAATATTTTTTATAACTTTTTATCTAATATAGGTATAAGTCTTAAGAACACTTCTTTAGCACCAAAGTCTTTTATGCTGTCAGACGGATCTTTACTCATTGGTAAAATAGTAGTGCCAATCTCTGGATATAATGTTTTATACTTATTCATAGCTGCTATACCTGCATCATCATAATCAAATAGCACTATTACTTTTTTATAAGATTTTATGTATTCCTGCATCAACTCTTTACGTATAAAACTATTTTCTGAGTCTGGAGCTATTACATCCATTTCTATTTTAAGACTTTTAAGTGCCATAATATCTTTTAAAGAACTAGTAATTACTAAGTATTTAGAAGATTTTAATTGCTCACTGCCTTGGATATGATCTTGCACTTTAATAAACTTTTTGTCTAGAGTTTTAGGCTGATAAATTTTATACAAGCTACCATCTTTTTTAAAATAACCGTACAGATAATTGCTATAAATAACTAATGTATCTACCTTTTCATTAAGCTTTTTTTCAAGTGTATAATTTTCTAAAGGACGTACACAATATTCTTCTAACAAACGTGTACCTATATTAAACTGAGTCCAGTAGTATTGATCTGAAGTATTCCATGAACGAAATATATATGATTTAACTTTATATTTACTAGCTTCTTTAAATTCTTTTACATCATAACTACCATTATTATGAAGGACATAGTCATTATAACATTCAACTATATGTTGACAAGCTTTATGAAATGTAAGTTCTTTTAAATCTTTTACAAGGTCTACTGCAGATCCTCCTTTACCAGAAGAAAAGTCTTTATATCTGTAAGTATTTTTACTTTTATCAAAATAGACACACATGGAAGGTGTCTTTTCTTTAGGGTTAAATAAACTTTTAATCTTTATATCTTGCCCTGTAAGTTTTTCTTTTAACTTACAATATGTTTCAAATATCCATGTAACTGGAACGTCTTTTATATCATGAACAAGATTTTTTGTTTTAAACATAGTATTCTATATTTACATATATCTACAAAAAATATAGGGGAGTGTAGAAACACTCCCCGCAATAATTAAAAAAATGAAAAAATCTTACACTTCAAAATCATTAGTAGCTGGTTCAAAACTACTTACATTAGATTTAGCCAATGCTTTATAATGATATTTATTTGTTTTGTCAAACTTATCAAGTTTTGCTGCATCTGTAGAAACGAACTTATATTTAGGTAAAGACAACTTAATAATAGTTTTATCATTATATTCTTCTTCTGAACCCTTTAAAAACCAATATAACTTCTTACCTTTTACAATGTTAACAGCTGCTTTAACCCACTCTTCAATAGTAACAGCTTCAACTGCATTAAGTTCATCCTGAAGATTTAACTCTTTAGCAATTACAATGAGCTTATACATAATGTCGTTAACGGATACGTTACTGCTATCAAATTGATCAGTCCATATAGTAGCTGCCACTCTACCCACTTGTCCTTTGTATTTAGGACCTTCTGGATTTTCTTTATCAATGGGCCAACCCTCAAAGTTTTCTAATTCAGGACCTTCAAGATAGAGTTCTAAACACTTCTTGTCTCCTTTGTTAGATGTTCTAAGATTGGCATCATAGATGTGAGCATAAACTACGCCTGGCTGTAGTGATTTTGGAGTACCTCCTCCCTGTTTGACATCCTGTCCTTTTGTACTAAACATAATGTTTGTTTTTATTAAATGAAAAATTAGAAAAATTAGTTTTCAAAATCATGAATTGCTTTATTAACATACTCTAAGTCATTAGGTATCTCAAAGTCTTTAAACATACCTTTAGGACTTTTACATGTATTATCACCAGTTGTTTGTGTCTCAAACACATATCTGATTATACCATTAGCATCTTTTTTAGTTTTGCCAAATAATACAATAGAAAATAAACCTTCTAGTGTAAGCTTCTCATCTACCATTTTGCCAATAGTTTTGGCTTTATAACGCTTTCTACCTTCTATATCTGTACCTTCTTCTGCATGTGTTAAGTAGAATACAGTGAGATCTTCACGTAAATCTTTAGGAAGTCTACTAATACGAGCTAGATGACCACCTATTTCAGTGAATTTTTCATAACCTTTCTCACTTGCTCTATCAAAAAACTCAAAGCTAGACATGTATTGAAAATCATCAATAACTATTGTTTTAATCTCAGGACGTTTTGTATTAACATACACTAACGCTGCTTCTATCTGTTCAGGTTTGCTACCTGAATAAAGATTACCTGCTTGATTATCTTTAGTCCAAATAGTATATTTTTTCTTCCATCCTTTAAATGGAAGTGGTTTATTAGCTACATTAATAATAAATGTACTAGCCGAATCTAAGTTTTCAATACTGGTAGATTTTCCTGTACCAGATTCTGCAATAATTAATACTCCTTTACCCATATTACTTGTTTATTGTTGATTTAATAAGGTCATTAAGCCAAGGTTTAAGACTAAGAGGTTTACCTGTCTGCATAGCATAATAATCTCTAATAGTCATTTCTGAAAACAAAGCATCATTATACTGCTCTACTTCTTCTTTTTTTGTCTCAGCTGGTTTGCTATAAGTTAAACCTGTTGTCTTCTTTTGAGCATCTACAATTGCTGATTCACCACTAATAGCTACACTATATGAATTAACCACTCTGAGTTCATCTAGTGGCACAAGATATGAATTGTTTTGATTAATTTCATATTCTTCTTCATAATTTACATTATGAGCTACATTATATACTGTTCTTTCTTTATCTGTTGGGTTAAATTCTCTATCAAACATTTCAAAGAATAACCCTTTTTGTTTAGTAAACTCATTATTAAAAACGCCTATCACTTGTATACCTTTATGATAAAAAGGCACTTTAAACTGAAAGTCATTACTAGAAACACCTAGATTGTTAATAAGTGGCTTATGAAATTCTCTAAGCTCATTTAAGATTTCAGCCTTATACTTTTTTTGTTCTAACGGATCAAGAGCTTTATACTCTGCGTAGCTTAAACGAGGTAGTAGCATTGTACTCGTTTGTTTAGGTTGTGCTGTTGTAAACATATGTGTTGATTTAAATTTCTGTTCCAATGGGAGATTCTATTATTTGTCTACCTCCTGTTCTTTGTGAAAATCTTTGATAGTTTCCTTCTGGTCTTTCAGCTTTAGGTGGAGCTACTTCAATCATTCTTTGATTTTGACCTTCCATTTTCATAAATATCATGTTATTCTTTTCATCTCCGTTATTTCTCACCTTAATTAGGTGCATAATAACATCATCTGTCAATACATGATAAGCATATGGACCATAAAGTTTTATATCTAATTTAAATGGACGGGATAATACCACTACCATATCAGATCCTTGCATCAGTGCATCACCACCAAAGATGTCTCCTGATGTAGGATAATTATGTATAGATGCTGGTATTCTTCTTGCAGCATCTTCTATTGATCTATTTAATTGTGTAAGCATAATAACAATAATAGGTAGTTGATTTTTTAGCTTCATTAACATCTCTGTTGTATTATATAATACATCAAATTTGTCTTTATCTCTACTACCTTTCTTAATCAACCAGCTATGGTCTATTGTTATAAGAAGTGGTTTACTACCACCTCTAACATATGCCATTTCTATTTCTTTTCTTATTAAATCTTCTGTTAAAGATTCACTCACTATGTCTCTACGGAGACCCATTTTCTCCAATCTTTTAGTTTCAGCTGTAAACTCAATAATTCTTTTCATTGTAAAATTATCAAGTTCTCTATTAGTGCTTAAAATATGACCGTAGTCTAGAGCCATTTCAGCTGCAAACTGACGAGAAGCATATTGTTCATCACCCATTTCAAATTGAAATTCAAGAATATTAAATGATTGGTCAGAGTTAAGACGGTGAGACTCTCTTAATATTTGAGAACTTATCATTGTCTTACCTGCACCTGGTCTAGCACCAATAGTTAGCATACTGCCCCATTCTAGACCTGCAACACCTGCTTCATTAAAACTGGGCCATGGTGTTCTTAAACTCTTTATTTCACCAGTTTTTCTTTTTTCTACATACCTCATACCCTTCTCTAACACAGAAGAATAAGGCTTAAACTTTGATTGATATTCTTGTTCACCACTCATATTACACGGGTTTGTAAAAATACGTAATAAAATGTAAAAATTATTATTTTTACAGATTAATTTTCAGATAGAATCTGAGGATTATCTACAATCATTTGGCAATAATCTGCCAATAGTGAACGGTTTGTTTTTGTATATGTATCCGTTCTTTGTATAAAATAGCTACTAGTTGTTATATATTCCATATTTTCTTTATTCTTTATGTATATATAATAATCAGTTGCGTCTAAAACTAAGTTCCAATCATATTCAGGATAGGTCTTAAAAAACCAAACAAACTTATCTTTTAACTCCTGCACTGTTTGTCTAAGTAATCCAACCTTTGCCACTCTTTTAGCAGGAAACATTTCTCTATAAGTGTTTATATGCTCCAAGGATGCAGATCCTAATATTTCAGATGATACTTTCTTTTTTGTTTTTATCAGAAGACTTTCAAACTCGTCTAGTATAAACAAAGCTCCGTGACTTAAATTATTCTTTTCATCTAAATGACCTCTTTCTATAGCTGCTTTCTTTTCTTTTTCACTATCTATAATGCTACAAGGTTTAATCTTATGACGGCAGCAATCAAGAAAGTACAGTTGATTCGGACTGAGATTGTACTTGATTAGTGAGTTCCACAGCTGATGACTCATAGTTATTTTTTATTGTTTTTATAATCTTTTTGTATGTTTCTTGAAAGTTAGAATTATGTTCCAATAGATCTTTACAGGTTCTAATATTATGTATAACTGTTGTGTGATCTCTCTTTCCAAGATGACTACCTATTCTTTTAAGGCTATATCCCATTGATTTGGCTATAAGACAGAAGATGTTTCTCAGTTCTACTATTTCTCTATATCTACGATGCACGTTAAGATGGATAATTCTTCCATTTCTTTCAGGTAAAAAAGCTGTAAATGCTTCCTCAAGAGTATCAAGTGATATCACCGGAATAGTATTTCCATCAGCGTCAGTGCTCATTTTAGTCACTACAATGGGATAGTAACCTAGTTTTTCACAAAATTTTTCTTTAAATTCTTCAGTTAGTTTTTTTTCTAGCATACATGCATAGGTTTTAGTATTCATAAATCTTTGAAGTTTTGTCTACAAATATAGGTTTGTTCTGGAATATTTTGTATATTATATTGTAGAGAATATTTTATTTCTACATATTTTAAATTTATAAATTATTGTAATATGTCACATCCAATTGTCAAATATTATGCTCAGAAAGATGCTAATAACTGGCCTATTCCTGGTACTATGATGGGCACTACTAGTAATATTATTCCTTCTACAGCTGTTGAAATACCTACTACAACCGGTACAAAATCCAATCCTAATGGGTTGCGTTATTTTGTTAGAACAGATAACGGAGGTAGAATATTACCTAATTCTCTAATGATTACATTACAAAGACCATCTGACGTACGCCTTTTAGAGTTTAGATTACCATAATACATATTAATTAAATGTAATATGATACCTCAAGGAGAAAATCATCATTCAGTAAGTCAGATTAAACTTTGGCTTTTTCCCACTTTAGTGGTAATACTTGGCACTATCATATGGAATGACATCAAGGAAATTAAAAATGATGTTAAACTTTTAATGGCACAATCTAACGTAGATAAAACTAGAATAGACAATTTAGAAAAGCAACTTGATTTTTATAAAGGATCTACTACTAAGCCTACTACTAATGTTAGTTTTGGACACCCCACCACTCCGGAAAAACCATTTAGTGCAGAGTTCATTATTAAAGATTTATATTTAGACACTCGACAGAAGAAAATACTAGCTGTACATGTTAAAAAACCTAACCAAACTACTCTTTAATTTACCTAATCTTGTCATTGTTGTATTAGTTTTTATAGTTTTATTACAACGTTGTGGCTCTAAACCTGCTAATAACAAATCAGGTAAAATAGACACTTTAATTGTTAATAAGACTGATACAATATGGAAAGAAAAAGTAAAAACTGTTTATAGTAAACCTAAACCTACAGGATCAGCGGTTATAGATACTTCCTGGAGAGATAGTATTAAGCTTAAAGATAGCACTTATAACACTCTTCTTAATAGTTATATAGAATTGGGTGATAAGTATTATAGCAGACATATCTATAAAGACACTGTAAAAATTGACTCAGTTGGATATGCTTTTATTAAAGACACTGTAGTGAGTAATATAATTACAGGTAGAGAATTTACTTACAATATTAAATATCCTGTAATAACTAACACTAAAACTATTACAATCACTCAACCAGCTCCAGCTACACGTCAACTATATGTTGGAGGATCTTTATGGATGAGTCAGTCTAGTTTTGTTAATGGTTTAAATACGGGCTTCTTGTACAAAGACAAAAAGGATAGAGTGTTTGGTGCTAATGTGGGTGTATTTAACTCACAAGTAACCTATGGAATATCTTCTTATTGGAAAATACGATTATCTAAATAATAGTTTATCTAAAATTAAATAACAATGGAATCACTATTTATTAAAAGATGGAAAGCAGAAATTCCTCCATTTTTTAAAAAGGTAAAATCAATAGCTATTACTGTTGGTTCTTCTGCAACAGCAGTTTGGTTGGCTAATTCAAGTCTTAATTTAAATCTTGATGAATGGTTTTTATCCATCTGTAAATACATTATAGCTTTTTGTACAGCAGTTGGATTAACTTCTCAATTAACAGCTAAGAATCCACCTGAGAATCAATAATAATGGCTAGAAAAATCATCTTATCTGCTGGACATGGAGGTACAGATCCTGGAGCTACAGGAAATGGCTACGTTGAACGTGATCTTGCTATAGAGCTTAGAAACTTAATTGTAGCTGAGCTTAAAGCATTAGGTGTCACTGCTTTAGTAGATGATAATAAAAACGCCCTCAAACAAACCCTACTTTGGTTAAGAGGCAAGTTTACAACAGGAGATATTCTTGTAGACATTCATTGGAATGCTGCAGGTCCAGATGTTAAAGGTTCAGAGATATTTATTCCTGACCAGTCTTCTACATTTGAAAGAACCTTGGCTGCAGAGCTCCTTAAATGCTTTACAGTGTTTGGATTTAAGAGTAGAGGTGTTAGACCTGAATCTCAGAGTGCAAGAAAAAGCTTAGGTTGGATGAGACCAGGAGCTGAGAATCTTCTTATAGAAGTTTGTTTTATAAGCAATATATTAGATATGAAGCTTTACCAAGCAAATAAACATGGCATAGCTCGTAGAATAGCTTTAACATTAAACCAACATACTAAATGAAAAAATCTGCTGCTGACTCAAGAAAAATAAATTTTGGTAAACGTAAAGGTAGAAAACCACGTAAAACAAAAGGACCAAAAGATAAAGCTGTCTCTAAATATAGAGGACAAGGAAAAGTATAAAAAAAGACCGGCATAACACCGGTCTTTTTTATTTACAAACTATACTACTATTTTTTTAAAGCTCCTTTTTCATCAACATTAAATATCTTTTGACCATCAAATATAATAATTTGCTGAGCTTCAGAATATTTTTTTAATGTTTCTTTGTTAAAATGGGAAAACTTGGATCCTTTTAGACCTATAAAGAAAACTTTTTCATTATAAATATTACAAGAGTCTTCAGCATCTGTTATAATAATTGCATTTTGATTACTACGCACTATATGTTCTACAGCTGAATTGATATGAGTACCTCCATCTGAACCTAATGTAGCAATACTAATAGAATCAGTCTTAAGATTTGTTTTAACTTTTGTATTAAAAGGATAAATTTCATTTAGAATATTCATTTCTTTTAATTTCATAACCATAGATTTAGCAAAGTCAAGTCTACTTACATTGTCACCATTTTGATTAAGACTACCACAACTACTATCCATTGATCCTGACACATCTATGTATACATTTATTTTTCCAAAATACTTATTTTCTTTTACTTGCACATCTTCAGCAAATATTTTCCTAAGTTTTGGATGTAAAAGTTCATATTCATTTAATCCTGATATATCTTGTGCATTAAACAAATCTTCAAATATAGGAATACTCTTTGCAGAAAAATAGCTTATACTTTTATCAAGTATTTTCTTTAAACTATTTTTAAGTGAGTTCATAGAAAGTTTAATATTTTCTAGCTGACTTGATAGTTTTTTAATAAAATCACTATCCATTTTTCCTGCATTTAAAGAACTTGACTTATCGGGATTTTTATATATCTGCTCTTGTATTTCATCATCTATATTATCATCTATGTTTTTACAAATATCTTGTGCTTCTTGCATTTCTTTTTCATACTGATCTTTAGAATCACCAAACATTTTGTTTAATAATTTCTCAAGACCATCTTGATCAAATTCACTAGAATCACCCTTTAAAGAACTTTTTAAATCATTGGAAGCATTTGGATCTAAATATTCTAGTTTTACTAATTGCATAAGAAAATACATAAGTGTATTTCTAGCAAATATTGATGATTTTAAATGACTGTTTTCACTCATAATTTTACCTACAGGATTGTTAGCTTTTTCTAAAAACTTATATTTAGTAAAGTTTTTATCAGTTCTTTCTGAAAATTCTAATTTATCCATTCTATTATAGTACATCTTAAAGATGTCATATAATATGTGTTTAGGAAAAGTTTCATTTATTTCGCGTACACTTTTAGTAAATTTGGAAGCATCAACTTTTTTATTATTAATAACATCTATAGGAAGGCTTTGAAGAGTTTCAATTATTTTTTTATTTCCTGAAGCTGATGAAACATAATCTTGCATCATTTCTTTAAGTCTAATCTCATCTATATAGTGAAGCGTGGGTTTAACTAAATCTGGCTTTTTATAAAAATTTAATTTACCAAATAGTCCTCCTTCTTCATTTCTATAATGAGTTGCTATTTCACCTTTTTTAACTTTTTCAAGTATAGTGTAAGGATTTTTATACTGGCGTTTCTTTGACATAAATTTAATTTAGTTTCTGTAATATAGTGTAGGGCATTACACCCTACACTATATCTATTAACAGAAATTTTGAATTATTAACAGCTTCTTACATACTTTCCATTTTAGCTGTGTCGTTTAGTTGACTTACAGTTTCTTCTAAATCAGCTTCTATCATATCTTTACGAGCAGGATGTGTAGAAAGAATATACTGCATAGAAAGTTCTATCTCTTCTACTTGTGTTTCATCCATGATATTACGAGTAACATAAGTGTTAATAAGACTTTCTATATCAGCAATAGCTAATTCCAACTGTTCATTAGTTGTAAAGCTTTGTAGCATTTCTACCTTAGACATTACAGCTTTAATTTCAGAAGACATTAGTTTGTTTTGAAGTTCTGATCCAGCTTTTTGATCAATCATAATTTGTGCTGTCTTTACTAAAGCTTTATCAATAGATACATCCCAAATATAAGACACTGCTTTAGTAAGCTTTGGTACAAATGTTAATGTACGATCTGAACTAGAATTATAACCTACTTCTAAGTATTTTTCTAGTTTAGATGTAGGAACTTCAAAACTTTCTATTTCTGCAACTGAAGGAATACCAACACTAAACTTCTCACGATAGTTACGAGCACCTTTTTGGTAATATTTTACAAGTTCACCTGCACTCACTCTGTTTACTTTCATTTTAAGCATAAATCTATCCCAGAAAGGAGAATCTTTTTCTTCTTTAGGAATCTCATTACATGTTGCTACAAATAACTTCCATTTACAAGGAGTTTTATGCTTACCGTTAAACAGAAATTTCTCATTCATTACGCCCAACATAGCATTGCGAATTGCTGAGCTAGCTTTGTCTACCTCGTTAATAATAACAATCTCAGCTTCTGTAACAGGTGCGTTAAGTTGATACTTGTTTTCTGTAAACAATACAGATAAATCTGGCATACCCTTAATTTCTGATGCTTTAGTGCCTTCATCAGTTTCTAGAATATAGATTTTATTAGCAAAATCCTCTGCAGTCATATTACCATCTTTATTTAACCATGCTTTGGCGTATTCTATAACTGTTTTGGTCTTTGCTACACCTGGCTCACCTATTAATAAGCAGGGTAAACCAGTTGCTTCTGCTAGAGCTAGCATTTTAAATACTTCCTCTTTGTTAATCAAAGATGTTTCAATTTTACGAACTTCTTGTGCAGTTCTTTTTGTAATTATTTTTTTATTTGCTTTTGCCATTTTATAAGCGTTGTTTAATTGTTCTTTTGTTAAAGTTTGTTTTTCTATTTTATTTTCTTCTGCTAACTCAAAGGAATTCTCAGCTATATATCCATTAAAAAATCCATGTTTAGTGTTACCATACGCAGGATTAATTTTATAGCCAAATAACGAACCACCATACCAACCAACTTCTGTTATTTCAACTATATTTCCTAAATCTTCTTTACCACAACCCGCTCCTGAATGTGTTATCTTTACTTTATCTCCCACTTTAAACTTAGGAAAATTTTCTGAATTAACTGTAGTTGATGAACTATTCATACTCTGTAATGTTGATTTTGAAATAGGTATAGATGTTGAAGTAGTTCCTATTTGAACCCATCTTTGGACTCCATTACTATTTTGTGCTACATACCAATTTCTACCATCATTACCTGTCATAACTGTTCCAACCGCTTGAGTAGTTGCACTTATAGATGGACTAGGTCTATTTTGTCTACTCATATTATAGATTCATAAATGTTGCTAATTCATCCACTTTGTCAATTAACGCATCTTGATTAGAAACAGTTTCTTTTACAGGTTCTTGTTTAGTGGTTACAGCTTGTTTAGTGTCTATTGTATCATCAATAACATTAAATACTGTTACATTAGTTTCAGCTTCTTTAAGAGCAGGATCCTTTCTGACCATTGCAATTTGTTGGTCTTTAGCATTGTACTTCTCTTGAATGCTTCCATATCCTAGGTCATCACGTTTTAACCAAGTTAGACCATTGTTTAAATCTTCTAAAATTTGGGATACATAAAGATCCACTTTGTTTACTGCCATAGTTTTGTTTTTTTTAATTTATTATTACCATTGAATTTTATACTCAGCACCGTTGTTTTTAACTAATAGTTCGTTAGCTTTATTAAATACATCATTACAATCCCATGTTGTTTTAGTATATGCTGCAGAAGCAGGATGACTAGCTTTAAGAACATAATGAGCAGGAGTTATTACTGATTCTAACTCTTGTGCTTTAGCACCAAGTAGTATAAATATTAATCCTGAATTTGTAAGACTTAACATGTCTAGTGTATACATAATAAAGTCTTTCCATATATCATAATGGGTTCCTACCTTGTCTATTTGTGTAGTGAGAGCTGTGTTTAAAAGAAGCACACCTTGTCTTGACCATCTAGACAAATCTAAATCATGTTCTTTACGAGGTACTCCTTCATATACAGTGGCATCTATAGCATCAAATATATTCTTTAGACTAGGTTGTGCTTTTTCTGTTAGTCCGCAAGAAAATGCTATTCCATCTGCAACACCAAAATGGGGATATGGATCTTGACCAATGATAACCACCTTAAGATCTTTCTCAGCACATTCTTCAAATGCTTTAAATACATATTTAAGAGGAGGAGTAAATCTTTTACCATTCTCTTTTTCTTTAACTAGTCCTTCTATGATCTTATCAAAGTCACTTGACATTACAAACCCTCTTAGCTTTCTTGACCATCCTGATGGAGTTAGTTTTTCTATAAGTTTTTTCTTAATATCTTCTATATCTATAGTTTCTGTCATAAAAGTTTTATAAATTTGTAAAAATAAAATATTATATGTCTACTTACACTACAATAAAAAACGATGTTATTTTTGATATTACAGTGGGAGGCAACACTTTAGTGAGTTTTCAAAAACTTCTATTATTTCTTATTGCAGATAAAACTGAAGAAGATATTAAAGAAGCTTATGAAAAAATTGTTAAAAGAGATTTTGAAGACGAATGGGTTGAGCACTATGCTTTTTTAGCATATATGATTCAATATATGGAAAAAATTGCTGTAGAAAAAGGATTAGCTGATCAGACAGACTTAGATAGTCTTTCTTCTAATGCAAAATAAATCCTACTTCTTCACCTATTTCTATAGCTGCTTGTATAGCTAGTGATAGTTCTTCTCTTGAGCATTCAGCAAAGCTTTTAGCTAAGAAGTATTCTTTTCCAGAAACTTCTCTTGCTATACACAATCCTGCTCTATCTTTAATTAACAACTTCATATTCTCTACTGTCTCACCTATATGCATGGCTAATTGCTTAATTAGCACATGTATTTTAGCTAGTTGAGGCAGTGTACCATCATCATGCTGCTCTTCATAAAATACTTCTACAATTTGTCCTTCCGCCATGTTAGAAAGAAAAAGTTCAAACTGTTTAGCACTTGCTAGTGTTAAAAATTCTAACTTTCCTTCTTTTTTTATGTATTTACCATTAAAATGTTGTAGATTCATAGTTAGATATTTTTACATCAAAATATTTAATTTTTGTAGAGTCTAGATCTTTAAGTGCTTCGTTTATCCATCTTTCATCTACAGTGTCTTTATAACAGAGTATATGCACTGTAGATTTATCTTTTGGATTTAGTCTTAACAATCTACCTATACGTTGAGATGCTTTTCTTTCATTACCATACGCATGCATAATAATACCTGCTTTTAAATTAGGTATGTTTACACCTTCATTCAACTGTAAAACACAAGAAAGTACATCTATTTCATCTTTCTTAAACATTTCCAGGTTTGTTTCTGATTCTGGATTCTCTGAATGTACAGAATAAGGAAACACTCTATCTGCTTGGGCTTGGGTATTACAAAATACAATACATTTATCTTCTATATTTTCTAATAGATTTTTAGTGTACACTTCTTTTGTTTTATAGTCCATCATTGCTCTCATACGCATTACAGAAGCTATTTGCTCTTGTTTTTTAGTCTGAGCTTCCATAATACGTTTAGTCCAATAGTCATAGTTCTTTTTTTCTGATGTATAAAAAGTTGTGTTCTTACTTTTTACAGTTACAGGAATATTATTAGCTGCGTTTAAGGGCATCTTATGTACAATAATTCTATAATCATTTAAAATAGAATCATCTATTGCATCATCTGTATAGTAAGTGTACATAATAGGACAGTATTTACTTACCATTTGACCTTTTTCACTATTAGAATATCTTGGTGGAGTACCACTTAGTCCTAATATTCTTCCTTTATAATTAGCTAAAAATGTTTCATGAGAACTTAAAAGACTGTGACATTCGTCTAATACTACTAAATCATAACTGTGCGGATTAAGTTTATTTAAAGATAAGTAAGTGCTGTAATCAGCATTTTCTATATTTATATTAAACTTTTCAGCATCAGATTTCCAGCTATCAAATATGCTAAGTTTAGGTGCAACTATTAAAACATTTAACTTATTCATATTTTCTTGCTGAAAATGATCTATGTATTTAAGACCGATTAAAGTTTTACCTACTCCCATACTCACAGCCAAGCCTGCTCGTTTATATTTTAAAGCTACTTCTAAACACTCAGCTTGTATAATATCTCTTGTATTTTTTTGTTTCACATAACTGTTTTTTAGTTATACATTCTTGTTTTTATAATAAAAAATTAGCTGTTCTGGTACAGCTAAACCCCCCTGATTACTTTATTGTTTTAAATTAAACAATTCCCAGTTAGTATGTTTAACAAAAGTCAAGTAATCTATGTCTAAACCAACCCCGAGGCAAGGGTACAAGGTAAAATGCAAACACTCTGGGATCTCTGCAATTTTAAAAAATTTAATCAAATACTCTTGTTACAGTATTATCAAACGGGTTAAATTCTACTTGGTTATATGACTTATATTCACCTGGTCCAAATACCATACGGTCATGTTCATCATGTGTAAGAATACCCATTGAATTAAGCATAAAAGTGATACTGTCAGCAGATTCAGTATACTTAATATCTTTTTCAGATTCAAGTATATGCTTGTGTCCAATGACTTCACCTTCTCCAAGTACTATACGTTTTGCTTTCTTTTTCATTGTTTTATAGTTTTTTTAATTGTAAACTAATTTTCATCATCATCATCATCATCATCATCATCACTTTGAAATAATACTTCTACCTTTAAAAGATCTCCATTATCATTATATATTGCATATACAGGATAGTAACCATCACCAATTTGAGTAGTAAAAGCTACACCAACACCTGGATGACCAGCATTATAATTTAATTGACCATGTCCTTCTTCCGAAAGTGTAACCTTAGCACAAGCATTATAACTAAAAGGATTTATAACATCATGACTTTGTAATTCTTCCCATTCATTACTAGATATTAAACTATTCATAGTTTTTCCATACTTTCCTATCACTTCATCATAACGTAGAAAATCTTTTCTATATTCTAATATATCACCGGTTGTTACATGTTTATATTTTCTAATGTCATCAAAATCTTCTTGTTTCCATTCAGAGTCTATATAACATGGATCACATAATAGGAGTTGACCTGAATCAACTCCTACATGTCCTATTAATTTCATTTCCATAACTTTATTATTTTTTATTATGTTTCAGAATACATTAAGTCAAGATATTGTTCTTTATTTAGATGATAAGGATTAACATCTTTAGATTTATCACTCTTTTTTGCTACTATAATATCACCTTGACGATAGATTCTTTCAGGATCGCTTATATCTAAACGTATGGTCCAAGCTATAGCTTGAATAGCATCATATTTAGGAATAGAACTAACAGACCACCATCTTTGACCTGTAGCAGCTTCAATAGATACATAAAGCCAGTATTCTCTGTTTGTTGTTGTACACCAACATCTTACAGCAAATACAGGATTACCTGGGTTACCCCATCTATCTGAACCAAATAGCTTTTTACCATCAATTTGATATAGTTCATAGATATCTTCAAATTCATATTCATACTCAGTGTTTTTATCATCCCATCTTGTACGTTTTTTCTTTATTATTTGACGGTCTTTAAGTTCTGGTCCAAGTTCTTTGAATATTTTTTGTATACCTATGGCATCAAAATATGTTCTTCTGGCTTCAGTATTTACTTGTTTAAATGCATCTTCTATAGTTACAGGTTCTATACTATCCCATACTTCTTTGACAAAATCTCTGAAGTCATGAAGTCTTTCGTGGGTAATTACGTCTTTTTCAAAATCTTTGAAGTCATTTATGTATTTAGTCTTCCAAAGACGTAAAGCTTCAGTAAGTATGTATCCTTCTCTGCCATTAACAGTATAAGTAAGATTAGCATAATTTATTTTACTCATTATTATCAGATTTTAATTCTAAATAAACGTCTTTTTCTTCAGTTACACTTGTACCCATAGATATTTGAGATATTATCATAATTAAAGTATCATCTTTTTTCATTAATTCATTACGATTGAATCTTTCCTCTTGCCATATACTACGAAATGTATTATTCTCAGGATTATCTTGAAAATTAATAATAGCTTTATCAATATGTTTTACTACTTGAGTAGATATTTTTTCTGCTATTACTTCATGTTCATCTGTTAAAAATCCATTACGGACTGAAAATGCTATTTCTACATTAGTGTCACCTTCATTTTCAGATTCAATATGTATGTTTACTGCATCAAACCAAAGATTTTCAGGTATTTTAATCTTAATTGGATAGTCATAAACCTCACTATTATCTTCACCATAATAATCTATACCTACAAAAGCTTTTAATTTTGCATCATACACAGCTTGACCAGAAGCAGAAAATTCACCAGCCCATGAACCATAATCAAGTTGGTCATACATTAGTGAAATAAGTTTTTCTGTAAAACTATTATCTGCAGATTCACTTATTTCATCGTCATCTATTTTAAAGTATACCCAACCAGAGTCACCACCACCTTCCCAGTGTAAGGAAAGTTCGTGGCCTTCTTCTACTTGTTTATCACACCAATTTATTAGATCTTGATTTGTTAATAATTCTTTTGCCATTTTTAAAGGTTTGTTGTTACGTAATCTAGTTTTTGATCTTTTATTTCTTGTAAAAGTTTTCTACCGTCTCCTGGCTTATACATCCAACCTTCGGTAGACATACAATCTAAGTATTGTTTAATAGTAGGTATAAAACCTATATCTTCCATGATGTGTTGTTCTCCCAACACCCTAGTTGGAATCATTTTACCATCACTATTGGTTATGTATACACCAAATTTTTCTTCAGCCCAGAATATACCTTCTGAATGATGACGTAATGCTCTATGTTTCATATCAGGGTATGATTTCTTGGTTTCATCAAACCAATTATGGAGTGGAAGATAGTCCTCAATCTTTCCTTTATGCTTTTTCTGACTTGAAATAGCATGATGCAGTGGGTGGGACATTTTTAAAGTTTTAAATTGTTATAAATTTTTTTTACTTTGTCTAAGAACTGATCCCTACTAAGTTTATTCTTCATCCAATTACATTCTCCACAACAAGGTACAATATTATCATTATGGTATCCTTCAGAGTTATCTACTCTATCAATACCATTATAAGTTAATGACCTATAATTTTGTTTTGCTGTATTAGAAGGTGGGGTTGAACAATAATAACAATCTTTAAAAATAAATTTTTTAAAGATTTCATAAGTTATATCAAATGTATAACTTCTTTTTGTAGCTTGTTTTGCATATGAGTTATATAAAGACTTAATGATAGATTCTTTAGTCTTATTACTAAATGTAGATCTTCTTTTAATTTGACCACATTTATGACAACCTACATCTACAGGGACATAATCAGTTCTTATGCTTTTTTCAGTACCACAAAGACATTTTACTTTCATGTATCTGTGGTTACTTGTGCTTTTTTCTTTATCCTCTTCTATATATGTAAAATAAGAGGTCACTTTATCACCTGGTTGGTAAATGTACTTTTTCATAATGTATACTGTTTATAATACAATATACAATATCCATGTCATCTAACCAAATTTATTTAAAAATACTGTGGTGGTATGGATGGCTTATTCTTCATTATTTAAGCGTGATTCTGATAAACCAAGTTCTTTAGCTTCTTCTGGATTGAGTTCTATCCAAGAATGACAGTTTCTACAAACAGCTAACCATGTTCCTATAGCTAAATAATTATCACCAATTCTACCTTTTTTGTGATGAATATCTGTAGCTGCACCTGTACATCCTATAAGTTTTGCTTCACAATGTGATTTTAAAAATAGAAAAGCACTTCTAAGCTTACTATATGTACTAATTTCCTCTTTCTTCTTTTCAGAAATAGGAGCTATTGCTTTAGGTTTTTCTATATCATACCAACAATTTTTACAATACTTATCTTTTTTACCTACTGATTTCCATATAGGTTTAGGTAGATTACATCCACTACAAATCTTCAGGTTCTTGAAATTCTTCAATGTTAAGTAGTTTTTCTTTTGGTTTAATTATTAATACGTCATTAACTGATTTAGTTAATATATTAAGAGGCTTAGATGAAATCTCAAATTCAACAGGTCCAGATTCAACTAATTTTTTCAATAGCATTTTTTCTATTTCGTTTTTTGGCACTATAGCTAATTGTACATCTCCGTTTGCAATAAAAATTGTTTCCATAATTATTTTTATAAATGATATAATAGTTATACTAATTGAAAAAAGTTAGTAGGTAATAAACCTTCTTTAACTAATCTTTCAGCTATAACTTTTTGTGTAAGTCCTAGTTCTTTAAACGTATGTCTATCTGTATGAAAGTTATCATATCCGTTTATAGAACAAAACTTTTTAATAATTTTTGAGTTATGAAATATTGAAAGAAGTATTTTATTTGTTCTAGCTTCTACTATTTCTTGCTTCCATTTATTTAAGAAAGCTTGAATTTTATTATAGTTTTTAATTATTGTACTTCTCTCTTCAGCTGGTATTTTTTGTATTTCTTCTTTATTATAAACACTTAATCCATAAATAGAAAGTGCATAAAGTTTTTGTTGCTGTGCATTAAATACCGATTTTTCAATGTGTTGATACTTTGGTTTAGGTTCTAGTTGTCTTTCTTGTACAAGTTTATTAGAATAAGGCACATACTTGTGTTTATTAATATCTGTAAAAGAAATCACTATACCTCTGCTATTTGCAGATACTGTTTTATTTTGATTAGGCATAGTTCTACAAATTTATATTGAAGTTATATAAAATAAATGATTTCTACAATAAAAAAGCCTAGGATTTCTCCTAGGCTTTTAAATACTGTAGAATACATTATTACAACTCTGTATTAGCTGTCATTGTAGCTAATGTTCTTTGAGCTGCTTGTACTTCACGGATCTCGTCTGCATTAGTATGAGCAATTAATGTATCATAAGCACTCATATTAGGTGTAAAGAACGTTTGACGATAAATAGGTTGATCATCATAACGGCATATAACACCGGTTTCTCCCGCAAGTTTCAAATCACGATCTGGATTATCAGGATTAAAAGGACTCAAGGATTCTACAACAATAATTTTACCATCAAGTTCTTGACCTGCTGTAAAACCAGTTTGTTGTAAGTCTTTAACAAGACCTTTTATCAATGCAGAACGTTTGCTTATACGTAACCATCCTTGGTCATTAATAAATGTACCAACTTGTTCTACCCGTACGTAACCGTATTCGGGATTTTTTTCTGACTGACCAATAACATTACCGTTTTGGTCTGCTGTAACTACTACTTTACTCATACAATTGTTTTTTAAAAATAAAAAGCCTTTAGGAAGTTATTTCCTAAAGGCTTGATAATCAATTAATAATACACTATTCTTCTTCGGGTATATAGTCTATATCCGAGTAGTTAATTTTATCTTCATCAGGTATATTTATTAAGTCTGGAAGAATATCAGGAACTTCTTCTTTTTGAAAACTTGATTCTCTACTATTGAGTACGGATCCGAACCAGGGATTTTCTAGAATTTCCCCGTAATTATACGCAATAAGATACTCAAGTTCCTCATCAGTAAGTTCTAAATATTGTTCTGTACTTATTTCAATTACCTTTCCATTTGGCAACTGGTACAGCATAACGCTTTATATTTACTATAAAGCTAAGCTCTACAAATTGATTTACAAAGAGTTATCTATAACAACTACGGATAATAGAGCTATAATCATTTTCTTGTTTTTAAGTCAAACATACGTTTTTTCCAATATGCATTGGTTTTATTAATATGTTCTTGCTTTTCAACAAGTTTTTCTTTAAGTTCTTTGTTCTCAGACTCTAATTGTTCTATTTTCTTTAAATTAAAAGTTTTCTTAAACCACTTTAAAAACATATATTTAGATATTTTTTTTTAATTTCTCAATTTCTTCTCTATTATAAAATCTAAGTTTATTTATTGTTGTATTGCAATACATATCTTTTGTGATTTTATTTTTACTAATTCTTCTTAGTAATGTTGCTTTTTGTATACCAAGAATATCACACGCTTTTTGTTCAGTTATCCATTCTTTTTCAGAAAATGTAACATCATAAATTAATTTTTTTACATCTTGCCAATTAGTCTTACTAAGCATAATTTATAATTTAATCTATTACAAACTTTTCATATAAGTCACTAAGTCTACCACTAAAACTATCACCTTTTAAATCTGTCTCAATTAGTTCTACCTTATCTATTAAATCACCATCATCATTTACTTGTTTACCGTTTCTTACAATATCAAATGTTATTAAATCTTTTCTATCATTAAATTGCATACTAATTAATAAAACCTCACCAGTAATAGGTATTTTTTTCCAGTTTTGTAAAGCATCTTTTTTTGATGCATCTGTTTTTCTAATCCAAGCTTCTGATACCCAAGCAACGCCATAAGTTGTAAAGTCTTCTTTGATCTTTTTTGCTATTTTAGGAACAATTTCATCAATAAATTTATCTTTACTTTCTTCAGATTCAAGAAATTCTCCATTAATAGGTATATGTATAATACCATTTTTATCATCTTTTTTATGTTTAGCAAAAACACTAATATGAGCAAACATATTTCCGTTTTCTTCTACATATTGTTTAATGTTTTCTATATATGCCTTTTTTAAGTCATCATACATTAAAGATTCATCTTTTATTTCTTCCATAGTATTAATTTTTATTTGTAGGTTTTTTTGTAATATTGCTGAAATGCTTCTTTTGATTCTAATGAAGTATTATCTTTAATAAAATCAAGTGCATACTTACATGCTTCTATCCAAGTAAGCTCCATATTCATTTTTTGTGTTTCTTCAGCTTGTTCAAAATCTTCTGTTGTTAAATCTCTATGCAACCACTTTAAAAACAATTCGTGTACCGCTGTCTGTTGTCCCATATTTATCTTGTTTTACCTATTTTAAATTTATCATTTTCTATGATTAGATATTCTCCTGTTGTTTCTTGACAATCAATTAAATAATATCTGCCTCCCATTGCTTTAATAGCTGTATCAAGATCAAGTCTAACTACTTGAGTGTGACCTACTATTTGTATATAATCTTTTTTTAATGATCTATCATGTTTTTTATTAGAGACCATTAATGATCTAGGTCTAATCCAAATTGGAGTTTGTGTTATATTATCACCACTAGACTCAAAACCATTAAAGTCAAAAGCTTTGGGTTTGTGTTTAAACAGCTCATTTAAATCAACTACAACATTTTCTTTAGACCAACCATTAGAACCAAACACTTCATCCATAAATACTGGACTTACACCAGCATGAGTAAATAAATACTCTCCAAATCCATAAGCCATTTGTAAATGGTGTCTATTTTCATCTATAATTTGTGATATAGAAGGTGCTATTCTTGTTTGGTAACCAATTGTACCAGTATAACCAATTTCAGGAAAATAATGATAATCGTGATTACCTATTAGTAATACCACTTCTTTACCTGATGTTTCTTTATATTCAATGATTTCTCTGAAGTTATGTAATTGTTCAACTCCTGATATATCAAATGAATCAAAATAATCACCTATAAAAATGATTCTATCAGCATCTTTTTCTTGATGTGTGATTAACTTCCAAAGTGAGCGACCGTGTGTATCACCTAAAATAACAGTTTTCATTTGCCGTAGGTTTGGGTGTAGTATTGTTCAAATGCTTCTTTAGAGTTTGCATTTTCGTCTGTTTTTAAGACTTTAAGTCCATATTCTAATGCTGCTATCCAGCATTTTTCTTTCTCCTGCTTTTCCATTTCTTTGGCTTGTTCTAATAATTCATAAGGTAACGCAAGAATATAATCTTCAGGAAGATTATTTATCAACCACTCCACCGCTGTCTGTTGTGCCATGTTTAATCTTTTAGAAGTTCTTTAAGTTGTTCATATCTAACTCTTTCTTCGTTTGTAAAACTATCAATGTGCCTCATTAACATTCTACCAAAATCTTGTTGAAGTTCCCATTTCGGGTCTTGTTTAAACTTTTCAATTAGCTTTTGCATATATTGTTCCATTTCTTCTTCTGTCTGTTGTGCCATGTTATTTGGTTTGTGTTTACGTTGTTCACAAAATTTACAATTCTGCTTATGAATAGTGCTTATAGCACCGTGTCTTGTTGATACTATGTATTCGCAACTGTCAACTTCAATCAATCTAACATGTACATCCAATCCCCAAGATGCTTTAGTGTTGATTTCTAATTTTATTTCTTGGGTTTTTTGTTCTCCGCAACCAAAAAAAATAAAAGCTATTAGTATTAGATAAATTTTGTTTTTTTGTTGTGCCATGTTATTTGGTTTTTAGGTTTTTGCTGTTTGTTCTAAGTGTTCTACCAAATTTACCCCTTTCTTGATAGGTTTTTTCTTTCATTTCTAATATCTTTAATAGATATTTCCAATTAGAAATCATACTGCAATCTTCCAAATAGGTGAGCTCCACCACTGTCTGTTGTGCCATGTTATTCTGGTTTATAGGTTTCTTTATAATAGTGTTCTACTATTTCTCTAACTGTTACTTCCTTTCCCATAGAATCTACCCATGCAAACATACCATCAATAGTTTCAGTAGAGTAGTGT